GGCGGCACGATTAGCGGTGCTGGCAACGCGCTACGCGCAACGCTGGGTGTTGCAACGGGTGTCACACCGGGCGGCACGTTGGCTGCGATTCAGGTCGATTCGGATTTCCCGAATACCGTGACGTTGCCGGGTTCGGCTGCATTCCTGCGGTTCACCAACAGCAATACCGGCACTATCACCAACCTGATGAACGTTCCTGCGGCGATGGTTGCGGCTGACGTTGGTTCGGGCGTGAGCCACACCATTCGGATCGTTGCCAGCGATGGCACACCGTACTACTTGATGGTGTCGGATCAGCCGTAATGTTGAAGCACCCCGATGCTGAAGTACAGTTTTTGATTGAAATGCTTGAAGGGCAACGGGATCAGGCGGTGGCACAAGCTGCCGCCTATTTCTGCATGACGCAGGAATTACAAACGGAAATTGATAAATTAAAAATGACAGTCGCAAAAGGCCATGATGCTGGATGCGGCGAAACAAGGGGCAAAAATGGCGACTAAACCGGGTTTGTACGCAAACATTCATGCCAAGCGTGAACGGATTGAGCGCCAGAAGGCCGCAGGCAAAACACCAGAACGTATGCGCAAGCCGGGGTCAGAAGGCGCACCCACGGCTAAAGCGTTCAAACAAAGCGCCAAGACTGCAAAAAAATGACCATTGAACAAATGCAAACTCGTCTGGCTGAACTCAGAGAACTGGCGAAACAGCATGAAAGCATCCTTCTCCAGATCAGCGGCGCGATTCAAGAATACACACGCGTAATTGCCGAGGAAGAATCCAAAGCTAAAGGAGAGGAAGATGTCGCTGGTTAAATCTGCAAGCCAAAAGGCGTTTCAAAAGAACATCAAAACCGAGGTGAAGTCCGGCAAGCCTGTGAAGCAGGCCGTGGCGATAAGTTACGCCGTGAAACAAGCCGCGCAAAAGAAGGACAAGGGCAAAAAGTAATGCCCACGCTGGCCGACATTTATAATTTGTCAAATTCGCAAAAAACAAAAAATGCGAATGGGGCAGATAAACCGTCAACGAGTCTGCAAAAATTAGTTGCGACGGACAAGAAAAACTCTCAAAAACACTCTGTTGAGGTGTACCAAGTTAGCCCAAAATTAATGTTTGTTGGGCAGGTACACGGTCAAAAAGCCACAATCGCACCGGAAGTTAAAGAAGCTGCCCGTAAATATGGCGGGTGGTATGAGGGTAACGGCGATGACCGCATTGCTGGCGTGGAATATCAAGGATCATGGGATGACGAACTGGCAAAAGATGTGCGAGGGTATCCGAAAGAATTTCTTTTTGTAATTTTTACGAATACAGCAGTAAACGAACAAAAAGACATTTTAAAAGGGAGTGGCAGCATTTTTGACCGCATTTTAAAAACGCAAAATCAATTCGGTTATTTCAAAAAAAGAAAATTTAAGCCAGAAACGTTGATTGCATTCTTGAAACAAATGGGTTCTGATTATTTAGAAAAAAGCCGAAAGCAAGCAACGCAAACCAATGTTGCGAAATTTATTGATGATGGCGAAAAAGAAATGTGGGAATCAGGTAAAACAGCAGCAAGCGGAATGGCAGAAAAAGCGAACAAACATAGAGATGAATGGTTGCTAAAACAGCCACAAGGCGTTTATTTTGTAGGATCAGATCACTTAAAAGAATTGAAACAAATAAAAAACAACAAAAAATAAATAATTGATTAAGCGGTAGAAACTTATCAATAAATCAATGAGTTAAGGATAAAGTCAATATGTCAAGTGCTGGCGCACCTTTGGGCAATAAAAATGCAGCTAAGGGCAAAATGTTTTACGACCAGTTGCGTAAGATTGCCGTGCAAGAACCTGAGAAACTGCGCAGGATTGCAGAGGGTTTGTTCGAAGCGGCTGAAGCTAGGGAGCCGTGGGCGGTCAAGGAGCTAATCGACCGGCTAGACGGCAAGCCTGTTCAGGCGCAAGAGATCACAGGGGCCGATGGTGAGCCGCTATCTGGCATTCAAGTGTCATTCGTAATGCCCGATGAGCGTTGAGCAGGCCATCGCCAAAGCGGAGTTCCCGCTAAAACTTCAACCGCTGTTTCGGCAGTCGCGCTACAAGGTCTTGTATGGTGGCCGAGGCGGGGCTAAGTCTTGGGGCATCGCTAGGGCGTTGCTAATCCTGGCCGCCCGTAAGCCGCTGCGCATCCTCTGTGCGCGGGAGTTCCAGACATCCATCAAAGACTCGGTTCATAAGCTGCTGGTTGACCAGATTGTCGATCTTGGCCTGCAATCGTTCTACGAGATTACTGAGAGGGCGATTCGAGGGGCTAACGGCACGGAGTTTTTCTTTACCGGCCTGAAGAACAACCCGACGAACATCAAATCGTTTGAGGGCGTGGACATTTGCTGGTGCGAGGAAGCGCAGTCCATTAGCCGGATGAGTTGGAAGATTCTGATCCCAACGATCCGTAAGCCGGGGTCGGAAATCTGGGTGAGCTTCAACCCAGAGCTGGAAACCGACGAAACCTATCAGCGGTTCGTCATCCACCCACCGCAAGATGCCATCCTGATTAAGATCAATTACTGGGACAACCCGTGGTTCCCTGAAGTCTTGCGCATGGAGATGGAAAGCCTAAAGGCGCTTGACCACGAAGCCTATATGCAAGTGTGGGAAGGGGTTTGCCGCCAGACGATCGACGGGGCGATCTTTGCCAAAGAGATGATGCGGGCCGATGCCGAAGAACGCATCACAAAGGTGCCATATGACGCAAGCAAGCCAGTCCACGCGATATGCGATTTAGGCTGGTCGGACGCGACTGCGTGGTGGCTGGTGCAGTTCGTCGGCATGGAAACCCGTCTAATCCGGTATTTCGAGGGCAGTCAGCGGACGATGACCAGCTACTTAGCCGAGCTGCAATCGTTTGGCTATGTGTACGACACGATCTGGCTACCGCACGACGCGCAGAACAAGACGCTGGCAGCGGCAGGTCGGAGCATTGAGGACATTGTTCGCGGCGCGGGGTTCAAGACACGGGTGCTTGAGCGAGTGCCGACGATTGATTCGATTAACGCAGCGCGGACAATATTCCCAAATTGTTATTTTGATAGAGAAAATTGTGCCGATGGTCTAAACTGCCTGCGCCATTATCGCTACGAAGTTGACCCCGAAACTGGCAACTTCAGCAAAATGCCGCTGCACGACCGCTACAGCCACGGGGCTGACGCTTTTAGGTATATCGCGCTGATGGTCAAGGAACCGGCAAAGGTGCGCAAAAAGCCTGCGGTCGCTATGGCTGGCGGCTGGATGAGTTAAAGGGGAAATCATGGCGTTTCAAGACATGGACATGGATGGCAGGATTGGCGAGGCCATCAAGTTTTTACGATTGGTCGGCGAAGCTGACAGCCAGAACCGCGCAGAGGCGCTGGGCGACCTAAAGTTTGCCGCTGGCGACCAATGGCCGGTGGAGATTCAAAACAGCCGCAACCTAGAATCGCGGCCTTGCCTGACCATCAACAAGATCGACGCTTATGTGCGGCAGGTGACGAACCAGCAGCGCCAGCAGCGGCCACGCATCAAAGTCCACCCGGTCAACAACGAAGGCGATCTAAAGGTCGCGCAGGTCATCGAAGGGATTACCCGGCACATCGAGGTCAATTCCAACGCCGATACCGCTTACGACACGGCGTTCGAGTACGCAGTCAAGATGGGCTGGGGCTACTGGCGGGTCAATACTAATTACGTTTCTGAAGATAGTTTCGATCAGGAAATATTTATCGACGCGATTGATGATCCGTTCTCGGTCTATTTCGACCCGAACTCGGTGATGCCTGACGGGTCGGATGCCGAGCGTTGCCTGATTACGAGCGTGATGTCTAAGGCAGCGTTCCGTCGGGAATATCCGGGCGCTGACGATGGCGCAAACTTTAGCGCTAGAGCCACGGGCGACTCGGATGCCGAGTGGGTGACGAAAGAGGACATCCGACTCGCTGAATATTGGTACGTTGAGCGCGTGAAGTCGAAGCTAGTCCTGTTATCTGATGGCACCAAAGTGTACAAGGACGAACTGCCTGACGTTGAAATGATGGCCGCGAGTGGCATCACCATCGTTGACGAGCGTGATTCCTATAAGCGCAAGGTCAAGTGGTGCAAGCTGACCGCGATGGAAGTGCTGGAGGAGCGCGAGTGGCCGGGCAAGTACATTCCGATCATCCCGTGCTACGGCGCTCAAGTGGTAGTTGAGGGCAAGCGCAAGAAATACGGCCTTGTCCGCTTCGCCAAAGACCCGCAGCGGATGTTCAATTTCTGGCGCACGGCGCTGACCGAATCGATTGCGTTGGCACCGAAACCCAAGTGGTTGATCGCCGAGGGCCAAGACGAAGGCCACGAGAGCGAATGGGCGCTGGCGAACATCAAGTCCACGCCTGTGCTGCGCTATAAGCAAAAGGACATCGAAGGCGTACCAGCGCCAGTTCCGCAGCGCATCCAGCCGGAACCGCCGCCTGATGGGATTATGGTCGCGTCCGGCGCTATTGCTGACGATCTAAAGACCGTGTTGGGTATCTTCGACCCTGCGCAGGCATTACCCGGCAACATTTCGGGCAAGGCGCTGCAAGGCCAGCAAATGCAAGTGGATTTGAGCAATTTCCACTTCTACGACAACATGACCCGCAGCATCAAGCAGACGGGCAAGATCATCCTCGACCTGATCCCCAAAATCTACGACACCGAGCGCGTACTGCGAATCATTGGGGTTGATGGAAAACCTGACATGGTGACGATTAACCAAGAGGAAGCCACCGGCGAGGTAATGAACGACGTTACGGTCGGTTTGTACGACGTAGTGATGGACGTTGGCCCCGGTTACAACTCGAAGCGCCAGCAGGCTGTGGACACCATGATGCCGCTAATGGCCGACCCGCAGATATTCCAAGCCGCAGGCGACCTCTTGTTCCGCAACATGGATTTCCCCGGCGCGGATGTGATTGCTGATCGGCTGGCTGCGATGAACCCGTTGAGCCAGATCGACGAGAAATCCGACATTCCACCGCAGGCGCAAATGCAACTGCTACAGTCGCAAAAGACTATTGCTGATATGCAACAGCAAATGATGGCGATGCAGTTGGAAATACAGAACCGTGGTCAGGTCGCGCAGATCAGGGAAGAAGGCCAGAGCCGCAGGAAGCTAATGGATGTAATTTCCCGCGCTTACAACACCGACACGATCAACGAGGCCAAGATCAACCAAGCCAACCTGAAGGCCACGACCGACCAGAACAAGGTCGAGCTGGACGCTATGCTCAGGCTGATTCTGGCGGGTGTGCCGATTGGGTCGCTGAACGCCGAGATTGCCCGACGCGATGCCGAGCAGCAGCAGCAAATGGCGTTTGCCGAGAACGAAGTCAACGACACCGCCAACCCGTTTATTCAGGCTGGGCAGGAAATGATGGTTCAGGCAGCACAGGCAGAGCAAATGCAAATGATGGCCGCGCAGCAAATGGCCCAGCAGCAGCCGCAGGCTATGCCAGAGCAAATGCCGCCTGAACAGCCGATGGTTTGACATGGAATGAATACAGGATGACAATAAACCTACCGGCGGGTAACACCGGGTCAATTCTTAGGGAAAACCTATGTCTGAAGTGGAAGCAAGGCTGGCGGCAAATATTGTCACTAGCGAGAATTTAGCGGAATTCGCAGCCCAGAAACTTGGTCTAGTTGAAACGCCAGCAAACGAGGCGGTAAACGAGGACGCAGACAGCGCCGTTACCGAGCCGGATGCAGAGGCAGATCAGAGTGGACAGGATGGGGAAGGGAAGGACGCGACAGCAACAGATGAGGCGAAGGAAAAGAAGCCAAATCCTAAGCTGGAACGGCGGTTTTCAGAGATAACCAAGCAACGAGAGCAAGCGCGGCAGGAAGCGCAACGCGAACGTGAGCAACGGGAGGCTTTGGAAATCAGGCTGAAGGAACTTGAAGCCAAAGTAAACCCACCGGCTGCACAGCCAGAGGATGAGCTAGGCGAAGAACCGAAGCCGGAAATGTTCAACGATATGTTCGAGTACGCGAGAGCGCTTGCCGAATATACCGCTGACAAGAAGCTGATGGAACGGGATAAAGAGGAGCAGGCGCGTCAAGCGAAGGCCGAGCAAGAAGCTAAGTTTCAAGCATGGGCTGATCGCGTAAACGCTGCCAAGAACGAATTACCCGACTTTGATGACATGGTGCAAAGTAGCGATGTCAGGGTTTCTGACCCTGTACGCGATGCAATCATCGAATCAGAGAATGGGCCAAAAATTTTGTATTGGTTGGCTGAAAATACCGACTTTGCAAAAAAATTGGCCGATATGTCGGTTGTTTCCGCTGTTCGTGAGATTGGGAAGATCGAAGCTCGCTTCGAGAAGGCGAAAGACCCAGAACCAAAGCCTGTTGTTGGGAAGTCAAAAGCGCCAGCGCCGATTAATCCGCTGCGCGGTGCGGTTAACACAGTTGATGCCAACATGGATGCCGATGGCAATTTTCATGGAACGTATCAGCAATGGAAAGCCGCCCGTTCATCGAGAAAAATCCGCTAGTTAAACCCTTTTCTAAAAGGAAATAGAAATGTCCAACAATTTGCTAACCATTAGCAAGATCACCAACGAAGCGTTGATGGTCTTGGAAAACGAACTGACATT